CTACAGTTATCCTACAGATTCCATCTGATAGACCAAAGCGTGTACAAATTGATTATATGTACACAAACCCATTTGAGAGTATTGTACAAGTAGGTACATTGTTAGTGCTTATTGATCCAAATAGTGTAGGGCAACCTACGAATGTTACTAACGAGTATGATTACAACGGACCAGCAGCATTTAATAAATCTCTTCAATTTACGTCAGAATTGTTTAATATTGACAATACGAACTTGACATTCGAGACACTTGGTGTTAAAGTAGTTAACAGTATACCAAGCACTGGAGAGCTTCAGTTCTCCGTTAAAACAATAGGTTAAGATGTTCGATAAAAAATATGAAGACAGGCTACTTCTCTGGCGTGAATTCCGTGAATCATTAGAAACTAGTGACGATCCTCTACAAGATGTAGTGTCTTTTTATTCCTCTGCACCTCTTGTTTCTATACAGACAGACCCTTACACACAAGAAAATTGGCCTACTCCTTGGGAAATTATTAAGGAAAATAATTATTGTGCCTTTGTGAAAATTCTTGCAATTTCTTACACTCTACAGTTATGTGAGCGTTTTATAGGGACTAAATTCGAGATAAACATTGTACGAGATAATAATAGATCGTCAACAGAATATCTCCTGTTTGTGGATGATATGTGCATAGGATATGATTTACAACATGTAGTACCACGAACAAAATTACCAAGCAATATGACGCTCGAGACTAGCTATACAATGCCGTCTTTAGATTAAATACCTAACCAAAGAGGAAAAGACAAAATGATTCAAGTTACCAAACGCGACGGGCGTCGTGAGCCATTAGATATCGAAAAACTACACAAGGTTGTTTTTCATGCATGTGAAGATATTACAGGTGTTAGCCCTAGTGAGGTAGAAATTAAGAGTCAGATACAATTCTTTAATGGTATGACAACTAAAGAGATCCAAGAGACTCTTATCAAAGCAGCAGCAGATCTTATCAACGAGGATACTCCAAACTATCAGTACGTAGGCGGCAGGCTTATTAACTATGCTCTACGTAAAGAAGTATACGGAGAGTACGAACCATTCCATGTAAAGCAACTTGTTGAGCGTAATATCGAGCTAGGCTTCTACGATCCAGAACTGTTAGGGTATTACAGTGACGAAGAATGGAATACTATTAATTGTTTTATTAAACACGACAGAGACGTTAACTTAACTTATGTAGCAATGGAGCAACTAAGAGGCAAGTACTTGTGTCAAAATAGAGTAAACGGACAAATATTCGAAACTCCGCAAATGTGCTACGCTCTTATCGCTGCAACACTATTCCAATCATATCCAAAAGAGGAGAGACTGAGATGGGTCAAAGAATATTATGACGCTATTAGTTTACACGATATTAGCTTACCTACGCCCGTTATGGCCGGCGTTCGTACGCCTCAGCGTCAGTTCAGTTCTTGCGTTCTTATTGAGTCTGACGATAGTCTGGCTAGCATCAACGCAACTAGTGCATCTATTGTCAACTATGTAAGTCAAAAGGCAGGCATTGGTATTGGCGGAGGAAAGATACGTGCTATTGGATCACCTGTACGTAAAGGCGATGCATATCATACAGGCATTATTCCTTTTTATAAGATGTTCCAATCAGCAGTAAAGTCATGTAGCCAAGGCGGTGTACGTGGCGGCGCAGCAACTATATACTATCCTATTTGGCACTTAGAAGCAGAAGAACTGTTAGTACTAAAGAACAATAAAGGCACAGAAGACAACCGTGTGCGCCATATGGATTATGGTGTACAGTTCAACAAACTATTTTACGAAAGACTTATCCAAGGTGGTGATATAACTCTGTTCTCGCCAAGTGATGTTCCAGGTTTATACGATGCGTTCTTTGCTGATCAAGACTTGTTTAGACAACTGTATGAAACAGCAGAACGTAATACAAAACTACGTAAGAAAGTAGTAAAAGCAATTGACTTGTTTAGTTCATTTATGGAAGAGCGTAAGAACACAGGACGCATTTATTTACAGAATGTAGACAATGCTAACGAGCATGGCAGCTTCCTTCCTGAGGTTGCGCCTATTAGACAATCAAACTTATGCGCAGAAATTGACTTACCAACAAAGCCACTAAAAGATCTTAATGATCCTGACGGTGAGATTAGCTTATGTACTCTAAGTGCTATTAACTGGGGCAACATTAAGTGCCCAAGTGACTTTGAAAAAGTGTGTCGTCTGGCAGTACGTGGACTTGATGCACTACTGAGCTATCAGAACTATCCTATTCTAGCAGCGCAGTTATCTACAGAGAAGCGCCGTCCTTTAGGCGTTGGCATTATTAATTTTGCATACTGGTTAGCAAAGCGTGATATGAACTATCAAGATGTAGATGCAACAGGACTTGCTCTTATTGACGAGTATGCCGAAGCATGGAGTTACTATCTAATCAAAGCAAGTGCAGACCTAGCAGCAGAGCAAGGTGCACCAAGCGGCAACATGGAAACAAAATACGGACACGGCATTACACCTAATCAAACATACAAGAAAGATGTAGACGAACTAGTTCCACATATGGAACGTATGGATTGGGAAGGACTACGTGAGCAACTAAAAGCAACAGGCATCCGTAACTCAACACTAATGGCTCTTATGCCAAGTGAAACAAGTGCGCAGATTGCAAATGCAACTAACGGCATTGAGCCTCCACGCAGTTTAATTAGTGTGAAGCAATCAAAGCATGGTGTTCTTAAACAGGTTGTACCTGAGTACAAACGTCTAAAGAACAAGTACGACCTACTGTGGGATCAGCAATCTCCAGAAGGTTACTTAAAAATTATGGCAGTGTTGCAGAAGTACATCGACCAAGGCATCAGTGTAAACACAAGTTACAATCCAGTGTTCTATGATGATGAAAAGATTCCAATGAGTACAATGCTACAACACATGCTTATGTTTTATAAATACGGTGGTAAGCAACTGTATTATTTTAACACACACGATGGTCAAGGCGAATTAGATATCAACAAAATGATGTGTGCAGAAGCTTTACCAGAACTTGAATCAGCTGACGTCGAAGACGAATATTGCGAAACCTGCGTTATCTAGTTGACAAACTAGAAAACATATGCTATAACTTAAAAAAAGGATACACACATGAGCGTTTTTGATACAACAAATAAAACTGATCACACAAAGGTTCTAGCGTTTTTGGATCCGTCGGGCGGTCCGACTATCCAACGCTACGATACACTAAAATATAAGAGCTTTGACGGGCTAACTGATAAGCAACTTGGTTTCTTTTGGCGACCAGAAGAAGTTGATGTAACCAAAGACAGCAAGGACTTTAAAGCACTTACTGACCACGAGCGTCATATCTTTACAAGTAATTTGAAGCGTCAGATCCTGTTGGATAGTGTACAAGGTAGAGCACCAGTAGAAGCATTTGCTCCTATTGTGAGCTTGCCAGAGATTGAGAACTGGATCCAGACATGGACATTCAGTGAAACAATTCACTCACGTAGTTATACACACATTATTCGCAACGTATACAGCAACCCTAGTAAAATCTTTGATGAACTAATGGACATTGAAGAGATTGTAGATTGTGCTGGAGATATCTCAAAGTACTATGACGACTTAATTGAGCAAAGCATGTGGTACAACTTGTTAGGCGAAGGCACTCACACAGTCAATGGTAAAAAGAAAACAGTTGATTTATATGAACTAAAGAAAAACTTGTGGCTTACACTAATGAGTGTAAACATCTTAGAGGGTGTGCGTTTCTATGTATCATTTGCGTGTAGTTGGGCATTCGCTGAACTAAAGAAAATGGAAGGCAATGCTAAAATTATTAAACTAATTGCTCGTGATGAAAACTTGCACTTGGCAAGTACACAAATGCTACTAAAGATTCTTAAAACAGACGACCCAGACTATGCTAAGATTGCAAAAGAAACAGAAGCTGAATGTATTCAGATGTTTGTAGATGCAGTTGATCAAGAGAAAGCATGGGCAAAGTATTTGTTTAAAGACGGCTCGATGATTGGTTTGAATACTGAACTACTAGGACAGTACATTGAATGGATTTGCACACGTAGAATGACTAACGTAAATCTAAAGTCGCCTTATAGTGTAAAGAATAACCCACTGCCGTGGACACAGAAATGGATCTCAGGTGCAGATGTACAAGTTGCTCCACAAGAAACAGAGATTACAAGTTATGTTTCAGGTGGCACAAAGCAAGATGTTGAAGCAGATACATTCAAAGGCTTTAGTCTATGATTGAGGTATGGGGTAAAGAGAATTGTGTGTTTTGCAACAGGGCAAAAAGCCTATGCGAAACACGGCAGTACGAGTACACCTACAAACAATTAGACGTAGACTTTACTAGAGAACAAGTTTTTGAAGTATTTCCAAATGCTAGAACATTTCCTCAAATTACAGTCGGTGGCAAAGCAGTTGGCGGCTATGATGAATTTGTAAAATACTTAGAAGATACTGGATATAACGGAACAGGGTATACTTTATAATGGCACTTCGTAAACCTCGAGCAACAAAAACTAAGATGAAAGTTGCTGCAAAACGAGCAACAAAAATTACCAAAAAGCGTAAAAAATAAATGGCATTCCTGTACAACGACAAGGGCGTACTGTTTTTCTTTAACAAGTGTGGCACTACTATGTTGCGACATACAGTGTCAAAAGACTATGTTTGGGTCGAGCATGATTCGGCTTATCCAGCAGCAGGAAGAACTAGTGTAAAAGAATATATGAGGCGCACTCCAAACAGAAAGCCAATGTATATTTTAGTTCGCGATCCAATAGAAAGATTTATTAGTGGTTACTGGCACTACTGGAGGCATTGGAATCACAATTTTGACAGGACAAAATATTTTGTAGATAATCGCCATCTGCCTTCTAAACTAGTAACTGAATACACATTTGATGTACATATGAATTTAGTAAAACAATATGATAATGTAAAACTTGCTGATTTTAAAAGAAATCCAGCATCGCCATTGGCACATGATTCTGCTTTCTTTCGACACTGTGTACACGATATTGGCGATGAATATACCGATGATATGGAAATAGTAAGACTAGGTACAAAAAGTAAGAATCCGTTTCTCAAGACATTATTAAGTACTACTAAATTTAATGCAAAAGACGGCCCAGGAAACCATTACAACTACCCAGATTTAGAAATAAGTGACGAACACTTAGAATACATACAAAATAAGTTTAAAAAAACAAAAGAAAGATTTGGATACGAATGATTATCGAAGCACCATACAAAACAAACGATACAATTACAATCAAAACAACCAGCGGCGACGAAGTTGTTGCACGTTTTGTTGAAGAAAACGACAAAACTATTACAGTTAGTAAGCCCCTTGCACTAATGGCAACACAGCAAGGAATGGGTCTAGCACCATTTGCATTTACTATTGCACAGGATGCAAAAGTACCGATAAATAAGAGTACAGTGATGTTTGTGTGCAAAACAGAACCAGAAATGGCCAAACAATATATGACTAGCACCACAGGCATTCAAATGGCCTAGGAGTATAAATGCCTCAGTTAGTTACTGACAAATATAAACATGTAGGACACGCAAGTCCTACTCCAAATCCTTTCCACCAAACAAAATATGTTGCCTCACAAACCAGCGTATTTGCTGGATTAGGTAACGTAATTAGAGATGGAGATGCAACATCATGTGGCGATCCAGTAGTAGGCACAAGTCCAAACGTATACTGCGAAGGCGAACTTGTTCATAGATCAGGCGATGCCACAGGAGGACATGGTAGTTTTCCAGCAAACTCGGCTCTCAACGGTGTTGCGTCTGTGTTGGTAAATGAATAATGGCAAATCCAAACTATGCTAGTTTACTGGCTCAGATTGCAGTAGAAACCGATCCAGGAATTAAAGCAAGTTTGATAGCTCAGACCTATGTGTTTAACACAGCACTAACCGAAGCTGAAATAGAGCTGTTTGAGTATACAACATCTAATTACATCGAAGACAATCCTGGTGTAGTTGGAAATTCTCTAAATTCATATGTGGGTAAATACTACAATGATAACGGAGAACAAACATAATGGCTGTAACAAAACGTTCTACTAAAGGTTCGGCGTTAACCTATACAGAAATGGATGATAATTTTGATGCTATTGCACCTCGCACAAGTGTAAGTGGTTCTGTACAAATTCCAATTGGTAGTACAGCAGAGCGTGATAGTTCTCCTACTTTAGGTTCTTTAAGATATAATAATACACTTAATTTATTTGAAGGGTATACTAGTGTAGGATGGGATCAACTTGCAGCTACTCAAGCAAGCGGCGAGATAAATCAAAATGCTTTTAGTACCTTTGCAGTTTCTGGGCAAACAAATATTGATGCAGATAGTAAAACAGATACAATCACTTTAGTAGCTGGAACAAACATCTCTATCTCAACAGATTCTGCAACCGATAGTATAACAATCACAAATGGTTTTACACAAGATTTTGCATTCAGTAGTCTCACAGGAGTTCCTACGGATGTAAGTGCATTTACAAATGATGCTAACTATATTAATTTAACAGAGATTAGTGTAACAACAAATGCAGTAGGAACAGCAGCGTTATCCTACGACAACACTACTGGCGAATTTGATTACACTCCGCCCGATCTAAGTAGTTATTTAACTAGTGTGGCTTTTGCCGATTTAACAAGCAAGCCCACAACTTTAGCAGGATTTGGTATCACTGACGGAGTTAATCAAGCAAATATCGATAGTGCTATTGCTAATGTAATTGATAGTGCTCCTGGTGCATTAAATACGTTAAATGAACTAGCAGCAGCATTAGGAGACGATCCAAATTTTGCAACTACAGTTATTGATAGGTTTAGTCGTATTGAAGATAATGTTTTTAACATTACAGCAGACGATTCTACTAGCATTAGTATTTCTCGAGGTGAAACATTTAGCATCAAAGG